TTGATGACGCAAGTGTACCAAAGATAGTTGTTCCAATGGGACATGCAGCAGTAAATAATCCACATGGTAGCGATGATACAACTATACCAGCGTGGACATTTAAAGCTTCACAGTCAAATGCACAAGGTGAATTTGATAGTGCTGTACTTTATGGTGTAGATTACGCTAACTCTGATGCTGAAGAATATTTAGCACCGAACAATTCATTTGGTAATGGTTCAAATACTACAATGAGTCTTGAAGATTATTTCGGACATGATGATGCTTCTACACTTGGAACTACTTATTCTGCAAATAATGAAAAAGTAACACTTACACTTTCTCACATTAAACAGAGAAAGTTCGTTGTTCCATTTCAAGGTGGATTCGATAGTGTAAACCCAGCAGCTCCAAAATACACAGGAGCAAGTATTGTTAATACCAATACGCAAGGGTTTGATTGTTCAACATCTTCAACAGGTGGTACAGTAGCTTACAAGAAAGCAATTAACGCTATAAGTAACGCCGATGAGTTTGATATCAATATGCTAGTAACACCTGGTATTGTTCATGGATTACATTCTAAGATTACAAACCACTCAATATCAAAGATGGAAGCACGTGGTGATGCATTTTATGTAATTGATTGTGGTATTCAAGGTGGAACAATAGCAAGTGCAGTCAATACAGTTACCGCACTTGATACGAACTACGCAGCAACCTATTATCCTTGGGTAAAGATTGTTGATAGGAATACTTCCTTACCTGTATGGGTTCCGCCATCAGTTGTGTTACCTGGTGTAATCTCTTACACAGATAAAGTAGCACACGAATGGTTCGCACCAGCAGGTTTGAATCGTGGTGGTTTAACAACCGTACTTGAAGCACAAACGAGATTAACTCACGCTGAAAGAGATGAACTCTACGAAGATAGAGTTAATCCAATCGCTTCATTTCCAGGTCAAGGTGTAGTAGTTTGGGGACAAAAGACCTTACAAGGTCGTCCATCAGCACTTGACAGAGTGAATGTACGAAGATTGTTGATTAGATTGAAGAAGTTTATCGCTTCATCAAGTAGGTATTTAGTATTCGAACAGAATACGACAGCTACAAGAAATAGATTCCTTAACATTGTGAATCCATTTTTAGAGTCAGTACAATCAAATAGTGGTTTATCCGCATTTAGAGTAGTAATGGATGATTCCAATAATACTCCAGATGTTGTTGATAGAAATCAACTTGTTGGTCAGATATTCATCCAACCAACACGGACAGCTGAATTTATTGTATTGGACTTCGTAGTATTACCAACAGGAGCTACATTTCCTGAATAAGTTTAATCAATAGATTAACTAAACAAAATAACCCCTCTTTTTTGAGGGGTTTTTTGTTGCCCGATATATTTATATATGAAGATGATATAAACCTTCTAAAAAACTATGAAAAATGATAATGATGATTTTTGAGAATTTTGATATTTATAGTTGAAGAATTAAACTTATTGGAGATTAAAGATGCCAGAACTATTAGATCCTTCTGAAATTATGTTCACACCGTTTGAACCGAAAACGAAAAATCGGTACATCATGTATATTGAAGGGATACCAGCCTATCTTATTAAGACTGCAAACAGACCTTCAATCGCCTTTGAAACTATCGAACTTGACCACATCAATGTTAAACGATATGTTAAAGGTAAGGGAGCATGGGAAGAATTAGAAATTACTTTATATGACCCAGTTGTTCCAAGTGGAGCACAGGCCGTTATGGAATGGGTAAGATTATCTCACGAATCAGTAACAGGTAGAGATGGTTATACAGACTTTTATAAGAAAGATGTAACTATCAATGTTTTAGGACCTGTTGGTGATAAAGTTGAGGAGTGGACATTAAAAGGAACATGGATTTTAAACGCAAATTTTAATGACTTGGATTGGTCAAACACTACTGATCCTGCAGAAATCACTCTTACATTAAGATACGATTACGCTATCCTACAATTTTAAGGAGAAAAATATGAATTTCTTTTCACAGATGTTATCAGGTGATGCAGAAGGTGGAGTATCAAGTAAAAGATTTATTGGATTTGCATCGTTTATAATGTTGGTTAGTAGTTGGGTTGCTAATACATTTTTTGAATTTGCTATTAGTGAACAAATACTCCAATGTTTTATGTACATTACGGTAGTTGGGTTAGGTGTAACAGCAGCGGAGAAATTTGCAGCACCTAAACAATAATTTTAACTGGGTATCTTAATTGATACCCAGTAAAGTTTTAAATAATTTGGTTATATTGATAAGTTACAATGACTATTCAATAAGAATATAAGGAGAAAAAACATGGCAGAAGAAAAACGCCAATTTCCAACCGAAGTAATAGATTTGCCTTCTAAAGGATATTTTTATCCGAAGGACAGTCCATTATCAAGTGGTCAGGTGGAAATTAAATATATGACGGCAAAAGAAGAAGATATCTTAACATCTGGAAATTTAATACAAAAAGGAATTGTATTAGATAAACTTTTAGAGGCACTAATAGTTACAGAAGGAGTAACACTTGATGATGTTCTAATAGGTGATAAAAATGCAATTATGGTAGCATCAAGAGTTTTGGCATATGGTAAAGAATATCCAATAACATTTACTGATGCTAGTAGTGGTAGACAAAGAGAAGAATCAGTAGATTTAACTTCACTTGACGATAAAAAAGTAGATTTTAAACAATTTACTAAGGGAGTTAATGAACATGAATTTGAATTACCAACTTCAAAAAGAGTTGTTACGTTTAAGTTTCTTACTCAACAAGATGAAAAGGGTATAGAAGAAGAATTAAAGGCCTTGAAAAAATTTACTAAAGAATCAGGTATTGATCCTGAAATTACTACACGATTGAAAGCTTCTATTACATCAGTAGATGCAGATAAAAGTAGAAAAGCTATTAATACTTTCGTAGATAATGAATTTCTTTCTGTTGATTCATTTGCATATAGAACATACCTGACATCAATTACTCCAGATGTTGAAATGTTGACTATGATAGAACTCGACAATGGAGAAGTTGAGGAGGTAGCGGTTCCAGTGACCGCTCAGTTTTTTTGGCCTTCGACCAGAGGATAAACCATATATACACAATCAAATATTTCAATTAATTTATAACGCCAAAGGCGGATTCACATTCAATGAAGTCTATAATATGCCTATATATTTAAGACTTTATTATCTAAAACGACTTCAAAAACAGTATGATGATGAGAATGCTGCCTATGAAAAGGCTTCAAAAAAATCCAAATCTCCATCACGTCCTAATATTAAAAAACCTAAACGATAATAGTAATTTTTTTCTAATTTGATATTTATTAATGAGTAAAATCATTTAGTTTTATTAATCGGAGAAAAAGTAAATGCCAAAATATATCATTAAAAATGAACAAATTTTAAACGAATTCATGGGCAAATTTTTTAAGGCTATCGGCCGAAAAAAAGGTCAAAAGTTCGTTAAGGCTTTATTTAAAGATCCAGAATTACAATCAATGATGAGAGATGCTCAAGATATAGCCGATGATATTTTGGATCACATTAAAGAAAAAGATGTACAACTTGCTCGTGATTTAAAGAAGAGATACGGATATTAATATTTGATATTTTTATCAAAGTTCCAACATTTAAATAATTTTAATTTCTAAAAAAGAGATAATATAGATGGCTCTCAAAAAGAATAATAATAACGAAATAAATCGAAGAAACAAACAAAATGAATACTTCAAGGATTTGGCTAAGAGTACAAATGCTCAAAATCAAGAAATTGCCAAATGGATAACGTCCAATCAAGAATTGTGGAACTCCATGTCAAATATACAAAGAGAGGAGTTACTGAATACAAAAGACCATGCAAAAGAAACCAAGAAATTATTAAAAGACTATGAAACTATTGCTAAATTCGGAAGTGATTTTTCAGAATCAGTAAAAGATACAATTTCTACTATCTCAACTGGAGTAAGTACTACCTCACGAATGAATGCCTCTGCACAGGGTTTAAATTCCTTGACACAAGAATATTCAGATTTAATGAAAGTCGGTACAAAATGGGCAAAGAAAAAGGCCGCTATTATTCAAAATACAGTAGATAGAACTTCTGAAGTTTATGGAAATATGTTGTCTATTGGTAGGGAAGAATTTCAAAGTATTAATTTTGCAAGAGATCTAGCAAAAGCTAAAGCATACAACAATACAAAAGATATAGCAAGATTAGAGAATTTACAAGCAGAACAAGAAATGATGCAGAAGGTTCATACTAAAATTGATGAAACTGCAAAGTTATTAGAACAACCATTTACTGGTGTTGATGATTGGATAAAATCAATACCTATTTTTGGTGGATTATTATCATCACTTATGCCATTTGAAGATTGGGGAAAACAATTATCCGATTCATTTAGGGAGTCAGCAGGTGATGTTGCAACTGAAAAATTTACAGGTCTGTCTGCAGAAGATAGGATGGCCAAACAGGAAAAAGAAGAAAAAGAAAATCTCCAGGCCGCTGAAGCCTTTGACGAGACAATAAACAGTATTGCGCATCTTGATGAGACAACACAAGAATGGATATTGAACTCTGTAGATAATACAGAAGCAACTATGGATCAAACAAAGGCATCACAAGAAAATACAAAAGCCATAAACAAGTCAGCTACCAACACGAGGGGAAATCAAGAGAATGTACTCGAAGGTGAGGAAACAAATATTAATGATGTTGTAATGAATGCAAGAAATGTAGTATTGAATTCAACAGTCGGTACAGATATGGCTGGTGCTAATATGATGAATTTTGATGAATGGAATGATTCAATAGGTAACGTAACACCACTGCAGCGAACAAGTAAACATGCAGAAAGAGGCTATGACGAGTATTTATCTAATGAAACAAATAAACAAGAAATGATGCCAGTTGATGTATTCGGTTTAATAGCAGGCAATACAGATAGAACAGCTCTTGCCTTAGAAGGTGCAAAGGCAAGTCCAGAGTTTGGTGTTATTGTTCAGAATTGGGAAGAACTTATTACTAAAGTAAGAGGTCTTATACCAGTTCTTGCAACAGCTATGAAAAAAGCATTTGGTGGTGGTAAAGGAGGTGAAGAACCTTCAGCACCAGACACTAATGGTGCACCAGATAATAGTAAAAATGCCGAACCCGATGAAAAAGATAATATAGAGAAACCATTAAATATAAAAGAAAAAGCAATGAAAAAGATGAAAAAGGCATCTGAAGGAGTATCTAAAATGTGGGGTAAGATGCCAATTGCTGGAAAGGCTTTCGCCGGAGCAATCGGAGTTGCCGCTGTGGGGGCCTTTAAATTACTGCAAGCCGCAAATGAGTTAGGGGTGAGTTTTCGTTCACTTCCAGCTGCAGCATTAATTGCTAAAGAAGAAGCACAGGGAATATTAGATAATTTTGGTTCATTAGAGGGAGTTACAAGTGCAAATCTATTGAATATGAAAATGATGGCGTTTTGGAATGGTGTTCAGGCCGAAGATATGGCAAAGATAGCGGCTTTACAAGTTGCTAGTTCAGATTTAGATTTAGCAGGTGCTTTAAAAGAACAATCTAAATGGATGAAGGAAATTAAAAAAGAAGGTTTATCAGCAAGTAAAATCATGGCAGATATGGCAGCAAATTCTGATTTTATGGCAGAAAATTTACGAGGTAGTGGAGACAATATAAGAAATGCAGCAAAACATATGGCTAAAATGGGATTAAGTTTAACAGAAGCGGACCAGGTTACTGAGTCATTGTTAGATTGGGATACAAGAATAAATAATGAAATGGAAGCATCGGTAGTACTTGGTCGTTCAATAAATCTTGATAGAGCAGCTAGGTTAGCATATGACGGTAAAATTGAAGAAGCAATGAAAGAGGCAAAAAGACAAGCAGGTGGTGAAGCAGCATTTATAAAAATGTCATCTACTCAAAGAAAAGTATTAGGAAACGCCATTGGATTGCAAGGAGACGCATTAGCAAAATTTATGCAAACAGAAGAACAACAACGACTGTCATCAAAAAAACAAGAAGAAGAAGCGGCCAAAGCTAGAATGTTACAATGGGCAAAATGGGGAGCACTTGCTATGGGATTAGCTGTAGGTGTTATAGCAGCAATTTCTCTTGGTGGAGCAATGGGTGCTGCACTTGCATGGGGAGCAGGTGGATTTGTCGCAGGAGCGGCATTGGGTGCTGGATTGGGATATATTACTGCAGCAACAGGTCTGGACGAGACGGTAGCAAAACCTACCATGATTCTGGCAGGAGAAGAAGGCCGAGAACACGTGGGAATTACTCCAATGAAAGGTGGGGGTCCTCCTGAAGTAGCACCACCAGTAAATGTAGATACTTCAAAAATAGAATCACAAAATAATGAAATAATTACATTATTATCTAAAATGCCAACGGCAGTACTTACAGAGGATTTAGCAAAAGTACAAAAAAGAGCAACTTTGGATTCAGGTACACAAAAGTAGAGAAGATAAATGGGTATAGTAAAATTAACACAAAATTTAGAAAATTTCACATGGACTGATTATGACAATGTTACTACAAACAATAGTCAAATAAAAGGTCGTCATGGTGGAACTAAACCTGGTGGTCAACCACCACACCCTACAGTCCATAGTGAACTCGACAATGGGGCAGGTGTTCCACAATCATTTTATGATGGACATTCAAAAGTTGTAACTGGACAAAAAGAATTTGAAAGACCGAACCCAAAATCATTAGCAGACATGGAAAGTAAGTTTGGTCCCCTTAACACTCAACCACTTGAAAGAGGTCCTTATGGTGTTGCAGATTATATGGATGGAAAAATGCAAGGACGGGGATTTATTCCACCAGGAGGACATCCACTTGGATTCACAGTTGATATGGGAGAATCTAAATATACTATTGGTGATGATGGATATACATTAACACCATTATCTCATACTATTGCAGGAGTAAATTCTGGAGGACCACATGGTAGTGTTCCAGAACAAACACTTAATATTTCACCCGTAGCTCCAAACGCATGGGCAGAAGATTTTATGACAACTCCATTGGCTGAATATGTAAGTCAATATTCAGAACCAGTTGATTCAGTAACACATCAAGTTGATATGATTACATTATCTGGTCCTACTACACAAGATTATCAAACAAATATAAATGTAACTCCAAAGGTAACTGATGCACATGGTAGTGATTTTACTACTTTACCAATATCTGGGTATCCTGGATTGTATGTAGGTTCAATGGGAGATATTGTTCAGTTAGTTCCATCTGTAGTTGGACTTGGAGTATCAGATACTATTTCAGCAAGCTGGCCAGATAAGATATTCCATCAATTAGGAAATTTACAGGATCCAAAATATTATAGAGTGTATGACCATCATTTTTTACCAACTGTTGAAAATTTTAATCATATATCTTTATTGACAAATCTATTTGAAGATGAAAAATGGAGAGATGGTTCGGTACATATAGGTTCACAAGATATAGCATCACCAGTAGGTGGTAGTGTTAGTGCATTTTCAAATTTAATGCCAATAGTACCAAGACATTCAATGTATAGGGATGTACAAGGTAATTATAGAGTTCCACCCACTTTTCCAGATCAAATTCCAGGTTCACAGGGAACATTTAATATTCCAGCTGATTATCCAAGTAATGAATCTGGACTTGGATATACTATGACTAATCAACCTGCAGGATATAATTGGGAAAGTAATTTTCTTCCTATACATGGAGAACCAGTAGTACCTGGAATTGATACCGATTTATATGATAGCATGCCCAGTTTGATAAAACCAACTCCAGTAGAATTAAAATGGCATTTTTCTCGTGTAGATACGGGAGAAGTGTGGCCATATAATCAATTTAGTTTTGGTGGAAATTTTTTATTAGAAACATCAACTGGAGCAGGTTTATTTGATACTCATCCATTTATTAGAAGGCAGGTAGGTAAAGGATATCTTGAAGATCCATCTGGAGTGGTATCAATAGACCATTTAGCTACAGTAATTTCAAGAGTAGAAGAAGATGGATTACGAATTGGATCTTTTATGAACACACCAACAGGTCAACATTGGCTTGGAAACCAATTTGTTTTACAGTCTTTAAATCCACGAGAAGAAACACGAATTTATAATCCATTAAGTTTAGCAGGATCATTGGCACCATATATTCATGCACAGAGACATATTGGTGGACTTTTGGGACCATCTACTTATATGGACGTTGGTGATTTTGGAAATCTCTTTGAAGTAGAGACCGTCCCCAGAGGTAAATTTTTATCTGCTTTACATTGGGGCACGACCCCAGCTAGATGGGCGATAGGTAAACTTGATGATGCTTATGATTCGGTAAATACTTTTTTTGGTGATATTGATTTTAATGAAAAAGGTGGTAGATTACAGTATTTAACTGATAAATTTATTTATGATGAGCCAGATGAAGGTTGGTGGGGACCAGCAGTTACTGGACTAAGAAATAATTGGTGGCAACCATCAGGAAGACCACCCAGAATTCCTACTCAAACTGTATTTAGTCAAGCAGGTGCTTTTGGAGTAGGTGGGATTCATTTCCATGATCCTGTAGGTGAGTTTTGGGATGCTAATTTTTGGACACAGGCCACCCATAGTCCAAACCGAGTAGGTGTAAAGAAGTATTATTACCGCTCTTCCTATTCAGAATTGGATACTTTTTCCTATGGTGATTTAGGTTCATCATATTCGGATATGGTTAATTTTAATTGGGCATATTTAGATCCTACTTCTTATGATGCTATACCTGAATCAATTAGAAAATTGGAGTGGGAAGGGGGAAATGAAGTATTAAATTCAGATATGTTAATTTATCCAGGAGATGGAAATCGTCCAGATGATGGTACTATTTCTTGGACTATTGGAAAAAGAGCCGCTCGTAATTGGGATTATTTTAAGGAAGATGTTGTAGCTATAGCGGAAGAACATCACGATAAGCCGTGGGGAAATGCCGTGAGACAAGTCGGATTGAGTTGGCATATGAATCGTCTTGGGGCAACATTTCCTGGATCATATCATCAAGGACCAAGTAAATGGTACAGAACAAAACCATATCATAAGTTAGGTCCAGATGAAAAACTACAGGGAACATATGCAACTTCATATGGACAATGGCATTCCCCGTTAGTAATGGGGTGGGGATATTTAGATCCAACAGGTTTTGATGCAAGTGATATAAGATATAGAGATGGAAGTTCAGCTGGAGAATGGTATCCTGGGTGGCTTGGATTTGATGTTACCGCAGGGTTTCCACTTGAGAGTAAAAATCTTCTTTATTATGGTTCAGACACAACACGACCAGAACCAGGTACTATTTCTTTCACTATTGGAAAATATTCTCATGGTAATTTAAATCCCGGACAGGCACAATTTTGGAAAGAAGAAGAACATGAGAGAATTAAAACTACCGTTCAACCTGGCGGGATGAGTCATATCCACGGACTACCAGATTCTACAACAACTACAGAACCAATGACATTAATTAAAATGGTAAAAAATGGAAAATGGTCAATTGGAGGTGGAAAGGCTCCACGAAGTTCTGCAGATATAAATTTTCTTGTAACAGAATACGCGTATCTTAATTTTGACTATGGTTATGGTTGGAACCTTGGTAGTCATCCATGGCCAAATGATAATACAAAAAGTTTTTCCTCAATTATAAGACATTCTTGGAGATTTTTTGATGAAACTCATATAGATGTAAATCTCCCACATTGGCCTAAGCTTGAGCCATCTACTGATGGTGTATTTGAAGAGACTGTTAAAAATTTAAAAGATAGTATTTTTACAATAAATGATAAAACAGCAAATAAATCAGAATTAATTCATAAATATTCTACTTTGGCATATGGCCATATACCTGATTCAAATGATTATACGGCCAAAGAAGGAAATAAAGGACAACCTGGTGGATCTGGAACATCTTTACACAATCAACTTAATTATGAAAAAACATTAAGGAGTCCAGGTGAATTGAATACGGAAGAAGTTGGAGATGAAGGTGACTCGAAACGACCAGATTGGTTAGAAGCGTTATCATCTAAAGAGGGTAGAGGAGCAAAAGGTAAATATGCTGGTATAAGAGATAAATCTAAAAAAATCGTAGATGATATAGGACAACCTGGACAAAATCATGTACCAATAGTTAAAGATGATACTTTAGGAGTTATTAAAAAAGGACTTGATGGCAAAAAATATAAAAATGATCAAACTGATAAGGTAAATTTAATTCCATATGGTAGTAAAGAAGATGGAAGTCAACCAGATGGAGCAACTGATTTTATAAAATTTAAGTTTAGAGATGTTACTAATAATAAATTCATTATATTTAGAGCAATTTTAAGTGGTATATCAGATAGTATTACACCAGAATGGACTGGAACACGATACATAGGTCGTCCAGATCAAGTTTATGTTTATAATGGGGCAGAAAGAAAAGTAAGTTTTTCATTTGATATATATCCAAAGACAAAACAAGAATTACCTGTTTTATGGGAAAAGACAAATTATCTCGTAGGATTATGTTATCCTTCTTATACCAGTAATAGGATGATAGCACCATTTATTGAATTAACTATCGGTGATATGTTTGTAAACACACCTGGATTTCTTGACAGTTTAAGTATAGATGTTGATGATCAAGGTACTTGGGAAATAGAAAATGGACTTCAATTACCGAAACATATTACCTGTCAATGTTCATTTACTTATGTTGGTAAATATGTTCAAGCACAAAAGGGTAAACATTATGAATTGGGTTGGTTACCAGATAGTTTAACTTCGGATAAGTCAATCCATAAAGGTAATATAGGTTTTAATGATTGGCCCGATAGGTCAAACAAAGGACCTGGATTTAATAATATATCACCATTATTTAAAGAATTAGGACAATAAGTTATGCCAAGCAGATATAATTACACTACAATTAAAAAAAGTAAGGATGGCAAAAGGGTATTTAAGCCTACAATGTATCCAAGAATCCCAATCCGTGATAGTGATATTTTTATATATCCCAGATTTGGAGATAGATTAGATAATCTTGCACATAAATACTATGGTGATGTTTCATTATGGTGGATTATAGCCAAAGCAAACAATTTAGATTCTGCACATATCGGACTTGAAGTTGATAATCAAATTAGAATACCAACTAATATTCAACCAATTTTGACAAAATTAAAAGAAATGTCTTACTGAAATGATTACCTTTTCTAATATTCCAGAATCCGTTCAACGAACTCTTTTTGATAGAATGGATATGCTTGATAGGAATACGTTAAAAACTAAAATTGGTGATCCTATTGCTGTTGAGGCGGGACAACCAAAAATAAATTATATGAATGGCCGTTCTGTTTTTATGAGAATGATTTCTTTACAACCACCTACAAATGTAAAACCAGTAATTTTATCAGGCGGTGAATCTAATTATGAAGGTAATTTAGTACATGATATGTGGGGGAACAAAAAATTTGAACAGAAAGGTGCCACTTATGGCCAGATGGGACCATCACAAGGGGGAGCTCCACTGATAAATGGAATGTTAGAACCAGCTCACAGATTAGAAGATATAGTTCATGGTAAATATGATAGTTCTGGTGAACAACCATATAGACCAATGCCTGGAGTTAAAGATATAAGTATAGAATTTAAAGGTGGTGGTAGAACTTTAGCGGCTACACGAGAAGCTATAATTAATTGGACCTGTTGGACTTGGCAAGATTTAGATAGATTAACTGGACATTTTTTACATCATGGTAGAACGGTGTTTATTGATTGGGGATGGTCAGGAATTGGTGAAATAGATCCACTTGAAGTTACTCCATTTCCTATTCTCAAAAAAGATGAAAGTACTGGGGAAATGAAATTAGTAGAAAATGGATTAACTGTAAATAGAGCGGGTAAAGAAGTACCACTGTTAAGTACATTACCAGATCATATAATAGAACAGAAAGGAAATTATGATGCCATGATAGGACTTGTTAAAGATTTTGAATGGTCGGTTAGGGATGATGGCGGTTTTGATTGTGTTACAACATTACTATCTACTGGAGTTAATATATTACAACAATCTTTGAAAACAGCAAGTGATCCAAGATTAGCGTCATTACCTATGTTAATTGAAAGCGATGCAGTTGAAGATTTTAAAACAGATGAGTTATTAGACCGTGGAGGATTGGCAGTTGCAGCAACAGGAACACTCGTATTCAAAGGTGCTGCCACTGCACTGGGTGCCCAGTTGGTAACAGGAACAATAATTGAGCCAGTCAGCACAATTGCATCCGTAGCTGCTTTGGTTGGAGGATTAGCAATGGTTGGGGGAGGATTATTTTGGGATTATGCTAAAAGGGAAGATAAAAAATGGATTACGCCATCTTTAATAGGTGAATTTGACTCTCTTAACGATTTAACAGATCCAAAAGACCGCGGTATAGCTACTGGGATGGACGTAGATAAGTCGTTAATTTTGGGGATGACTCGTCAAGATGAGGCGTTTGTATCTTATCCAAAAGGAGAGGCAGTTATTTCAAAATTAGCTCCATATATTAATTTTGACCACTATATAAAAGATTTATATAATCAATTACATTGGAATTTGTCCACCCGGAACGATATTTTACAAGGTGGTCATATTATTAGAGTATCTGCTCCGAATTTGCATACAGCATATATAGAAAAGAAAGACAAAATTAAACAAACCGGCCGAGACACATGGGAATATTACTTTGATGAATTGTATGTTACTTGGGGGTGGTTTGAAGATAATGTTCTTTCTCGATTTTTTAGTAGAGTAATTGATGGTGGAAATGGAGTTATGGGAGAATTTAGATCATATGAAGAATCTCCATTACCAGCTGATGATATTCCAGCTGGAGAAAGAACATCTGTAAATGTACCTGTAAGAATACGAAATCATTCTAAAATGATGTCAACAGATTTGACAAAATTTATGTTGTTTAAGGGGGATGCAGTAGAGAAGTTTGTAGAGAGACAATGGGGAAAAGGATGGATACCAGTGGATGGAAAAGATGGAAGCTTCCTAAATCAGAATATCGGTGAAATACCCTTTTTAGGAACTCCAATTCCAACTGGGGAAGATAAAGTTGTTTTACATCAATTTGATTATATCGATCCTGAATCAGAAGATGAAAATGAAAGTTGGGGAGTTTTAAGAAATGTTTATTTTAACTCACGACACTTAACGGAAATAATGCAGGATGCTACATCTATAGAAGATGCAATATTAAGTGTTTGGAATGACTTTTCAAATGAATATGGTGGAATTTATGATTTTTATTTAGATTTTTCAGATGATCAAAACAGAATTATAGTAAAGGATAGGGGATGGACACAAGACGATGTTAGAGATACGTTAGATAATAAAAGTCATATGGCAAACATTGATGGAGTAGATGGAAATGGTGATGACGAAGAAAATTTTAATGGACTTTTTGAATTTCCAACATGGGAAAAAAATTCAATTGTAAAATCACAGAATTTATCTGCTAGACTTCCAGATAGAATGAAACTCGTATCTATGTATGGATCTTCAAATTTAACAGCAGAAGAAGTTAGTGGTATTGGGGACCACAACGAACAAGCAGGATTAGCTTGGGGCAAACTTGTTGCACCAATAGATGAATCTTCGGATATGGAGGGATTGACTCCTGAACAATATAAACAAAGACAACTTGATGCTGTTATAGCAGGTAAAGTAGAATTTCCTTGGAGACACAACAGAAGTTTTGGAAGTCCTACTGCAGATATAAATAACGAATTACATATTCAATCAGCAGAGTTGGGTAAAGCTGATAAAGAAGGAGTTCGTATGACAGATACAGTTATAGGTGAATTGATGAAAAAACAATATTCCGAGTATCTACAAGATGCAAAACGAGTAGCAGAAGATGTAACTGGAGAAGAGTTGGCAACGGATGAAGCAGCAGAAAAAGCATCAAAAATGAAGGAGACAATTAAAAAAAGAAAAGCAAAATGGGAAGCTTTACAGAAAAAGAGGGTAGGTGGAAGTAGTGATCCACAATATTTATTTTCTAATTTTTATCAGGCAAGTACTGAAGAAAGACAAGGTGGTCCAATAAGTGAAACCGAAACAAGTACACCTCGTGGATTTAAATTACTTAATACATTTAAACAATTTATGATGAAGGATATAAGAGGGAAAGATGGTATAACTAATAAATTTGATCCTATTATTCCTTTAGATTTTGACCTTGAAATTGATGGTACTGCTGGAATATATCCAGGAAACGCATTTCAGAGTTCTTATTTACCAGAAAAATATAAAGACATAGCTTGTTTTCAGGCAGTAGGAGTTGACCACAAAGTAGATTCAACGGGATGGACGAGTACTGTTAAAGGTCAAATAAGAGTTTCTATAGTAAAACAGAATGAATTATTAGGTAAAGGAAAGGGAAATGGTCAAAAGCCTGGAGCTGAAACTGATGGTGATAAAGTTAAA